GAAGCTGAAAAGTGGAGAGACTATTACGATCAAATATCCTCTGGTTTATCACATAATAACTAATTATGAATGATCAAGTCCAAATGAGCGCACGCCTTGATAGGTCACTAAAGGAATTCTTTGCAGGCAGAGCTAAACAATATGGCTCCCTCAAAAATTACTTCCTTAAACTGGCCATTCAAGACGGCTATGATCCCGCTAAAAAGGATTGATATTTCTATCATCTTTGCTAGCATGTACATATAACTAACCACTTTATTTTATGGAAGAGATAAATAAATCAATTGCAATCATGCGATCTGAAATGGATCAGCATTTAGATAAGCAAAGGATCACTAACATGCTTACGATTGCTGATCAGTTCGTTAAGGCTGGCTGCTTTACTAAAGACGTCAACAATGTTTTTCAGGCATTCACTAAGCTCCAGGCTGGTGCCGAAATGGGTATGCCACCTATGGAGTCAATGACTTCTCTTTACATCGTGAACGGAAACGTAACAATGTGGGGCAAGGCGCTTACCACTCGTCTTCGGAAATTCGGTTGGGCAATTAAATATGATGACTCGAAAACCAACGAGTGTACAGCAACAATCACTAAAGGTGAGGAGACTTATTCATACACTTCGACAAAGGCAGAACTTGAGGCTCTCAAGTCTCGAGCCGCTGGGTTCGCTTTAAAGGATAAACTTAAATGGCACGCCATTAGTCGGATATGCCGCTTCTATGTACCTGAGGTTTTAGGTTCAATATCCTATGTTGCCGAAGAGATTGAAGGTCTGCCAAATAATTTCCCTACAACAAGCACCACCTCGATTGAAGTTGAAGGTTCAAAGCTTGCAGCTCTAAAGGCACCCGTTGAAGAGTTAGCGCAAGAGGCTGAGGTTGTCGAGGTTAATTTAGGTGAGCTTAAAAAGAAGAGCGAACCTGAGGTTTCTACGCCAACTCAAATTGCTCCCTCTAACTTCTACGATGATTTACCTCAAGAGCCCACTCAAAAGACCATGGAAGCTGCTAGTGAGGTTTTTGGTACGCCTACCCCTCCGGTGGCAGTCAAAGAAAAGCCAGAGTTAAAGCTCTCGGCCCGAGAAAGGAAAATAATTAGACTTGAAGACGCATTAGAAAAGAACGTTACTTATAATTTCGACCGTGCTTTAAAGGCATTCAATGTTTCAAATCATAGCGATTTGAATGACTCTCAACTTGATATTTGTATCCAAGCAGTTGAAAAGAATAAACAATTTTAAACCAACTATAAAATATGTACACCCAAAAACCACACACCGACTACAAGAAGTTCAAAGACGATTCACGAGTCAGCCCGTCCTCACTCAATCAATTTGCCAAGTGCCCTTATTACTACTGGGCTCAACGTGTCGCCAAGTTTTGGCAGGACGAGGGCAATGAGCACTTCCTCTTAGGAGGGGCTGCGGATGCTTTGATAACCGAGGGGAGAGAATCATACGAAAAGAAGTATAGGATCGCTGAGAGGCGCACCCCGGCTCTCAAGGCTGAGGCTGAGAGAGAGAAGATCGAACTCATTACACCTTCTCAAGGATTAATGGTCGAATCAATGTACAAAGAGCTTAACCGTCAGCCACTCTATAAACAATATTTCTCTGGCAATGGATGGCAAATCCAGTCATGGATTGATTGCAATATCGTGGATGAGTACGATAAATCAAGCGTTTACGTCTGCGGGAAGATGGATTACTACCACCCCTCTGGCATCATTGCGGATCTAAAGACTACGGCGAACCTCGACACCTTTCATCCGTCTTCGTACGACCTTCAAATTGGCATGTATCACGAGATGGCTAGGCTATCCAAAGGTCAGGACTGTGAAGTCTATATCATTGCCGTGGATAAAACGAATATGACAAGGTCTCGAATATTCAAAGCAACTGAGCAGACGATCGAACACGGGAAGAGTTTGATGCGAAGAGCAATCGAACAGCTTAAGGCATGTCGAGAGGCTAACGCCTGGGGCTCTCAAGTCCTTGACGATACCAGGCCTCACTCTTGTGATACCTACGACTCTTGTCCTTATGGAATACAAACAAAGATATTTAACTTCTAAACTATGAAAGCCAAGTTCTTTGCCTTCATGTTTGCCCTCACTCTAATCGCTATTATTTATTTAATTTCAGAACTTTGAATCAATTAAAATTTGGTGATCAAAAAAGCATCGACTATAAAATTGCTAAAGAAAGATTATTAATGAAAAGCTTGGAAGGGGAAATGCATGAGTGCGATTGTGAATATTGCGAGGAAGAAATGATTAAATGTCCTTATTGTGACTGTGAAGATTTCAAGTACTTCAATGATGGAACTGTGCAATGTGAAAATTGTGAAACAATGCTTTATCAAAATAATTATGAGAAAGACCGTGATCTTGAAATAGTAAAAAAATTTGAATCCTAAATATGCAAAACTACGAAACCCGAAAACAATTAGAGGCATCCATACAGAATATTGCCGACCTTCATAATTTCAAACGTGATGAACTTAGGAATTCACTAAAATGGTATCTGATTAATAATGGTGTCATCTTCTCAAGTACGACCGAGCTTTCGGATGGCGACCTAAAATATATCGCGGATTCATTTTCAGACTTCGCCTTTCGAATGGAAAATACACCACCGGCAGAACGCGGAAACGCGATCGATTTTAAAACTTTAATTCCATTGATTTATGCATCAATACCAGTTCACAAACCTGGGCATAAAATCAAAACCAATACCAAAAGAAAGTCTCGAGTCTCAGACGATTCGAATGCTGGCCGAGTCGTACATCCTGACCATCGCAGAGATTTTGAAAAAGCATTCCTTGATGGGCAATGAAGACCTGAATATCCGTAGTATATACCAGGTTATCCGCAATTTAAGAGAAGCTGGCTGTCCCATAGTAGGGGACTCACGTGGGCTCTGGATTGCAAAGACACCAGAAGAAATCGAAGCCTTCGCAAAGAAGCTTGAACATAAGGCTAAGTCCGATATAAAAAGCATGATGAGTCTAAGGAGAATTATGCTCTCCATGATCCGTTCAAATACACCCTCCATTTTCGATAAGCTTATAATTTAAATCTTTGACAATATGAGAACTCACGCTCTGTTGTCCTCCAAAAAAGATTTCATAGCTCACGATTCAAGTCGGTACAATTTGTCCGTATCAGAGTATAATCGCATGATAATTTTAAAACCCTGTGGGTGTGGCAAGTGGCCATGCCTAGGGTGGATTGCGTCTCCTAACTTAAATAAAAAATGATTGCTTTCATTGCCGTATCTAGTCTTATCCTTGTGCTTACTGTGATTGCTTACCTTATCTCTGAGCGTGAGACCCGAGCTCGCCTAGATAAGATGATCCTAACCGAGTTCTCTAGGTGGATGAACGATCGTAAATCGATCCGAGAAACTTCCGAAGATAACGCGAGGAAAATAAATATCCTCTATAACCGAATGATGACAAACCGAAGGAAGATCGAAGAGCTTGATATCAGAGTGGTTCAAACTCAAAACAGGTGCCAAATTAAAAACTTAAACCTTAAATATGCTAACCGTAAGATTAACAAATAAAATCCAGAAGGATGATCCATTTTGGAAAAAGCCTTATAAGATCAAAAGTCGAACTATAAATATTGAGACTCTTCAAGATTCACTCAAAGAAATCGAAAAAGACTTCTTAAATAATTACTACATTATTATGATCCCAAAAAATGGAAACTGCGATGCTGAGAATCCTAAGCCTGGTGATAAGTATAATGTATTCTTAGGGGTGAACTATAAATTCATTGGAGAGGTAACCGTAAAAAAATGCGAAACTGAATTTAATCTTGAATTATCATGAGAAAAAACTATATTTATTCCGTAGCGTCTAGGCTCCCGTGGGTAATGCGGGCGGTCACGCTCGCAAGTGGTTCGCGCCATATACCCAAAAAAGGCGCGCTTAGCCCCTAGTTAGTACGGGGCTTTTGATTATGTTCTTTCAAATCACAGTTGACAACATTATAAAGGTTTGCTATAATGATATGATTTACTTCTTAACAATCATTATGAAACACCTGACCCAGCCACGTATAGCGGCAATCATGTCCACACTAGTAGGCGTTCTGTATTACTTTCAGAATGTCGCATAGCAAAGAGGGGGCGAGCGAGAACCCCCTCCCTACATATAACTAACCTTTTCTATAATGGAGAACACAAAAACAAACATCAAGTCTATTTTATGGCACTACACAACGCGCATCATTAAGTTCTTTGCCCTCAATGGCTACCGCGCGTTTCTCATCATCCTGGGCTACTTCTTTCACATCGTCAGCATCCTGGCAGAGGTATGCCTGAGGATCACGGCATTCCTGGCAAAAGATGTTCAAGTTTATTTCACCGGGATCCTAAAAGACCCCGAGCGAGATAATTTTTTACCAAAAGGTCAGGAGCAAATTGCTTTCGAGCCAGCCTTTAGTAAAACTCAAATTGAACAGATTGCTTCCTCAATCAATCCAGACGCAAAAATAAAAGACATTGAAGAGGACCTGGGGGTCTCCTATCGCCAGGCCAGAAAGATTCAGCAGGCAGCAAAAAACACCATCCCCGTCAACCATTATCGACTGGTGGATAGACCCGCATAATCCGCGGATGTCCGCGAATATAGGCCGAATATCCACCGGATTTATACGGATATTATTCGGCCCCCCTCGAAATTTAGCAAAAACAAAATAACAAAATGAAAAAGAAAAACAAACCCTATATCCTCTGGAAGAGGGTAAGGGATCCATGAACTATTTAGTTTTTATTATTAATTCTTATTAATTTAACCACCCTTATGGATCAAGAAAAAATAAAGAAAGGCGCTAAGGCAGGATGTTGGATAATCGTTATTATCGCAATCCTGGCTGTGTTCTTAAGCACACACCGAGCCGAGGACCTTTCTAACGAGCCCATCATTGAAGCGGTAACACTCGATGAGTGCACGGCTAAAAATGACCCGGCTTTGATTAGTCAAAAAACTCTCCTAGAAACCGAACCCGGTAGCGGAGCGGGGAGCGAAAGTCGCCCTTCATGTTCTACCGTTCCTCTCGATGTATATCGAGTTGAGGATTTCGAAGGTGAAAAATGGCTACTCGTACGAGTCGCAGAGCCTTTTAATCAAGGTGATGAGCAGGGATGGGTCAGGCGAACGTCTGTCATTCCGAGATAGGTTAGAATAGCAAACTAACTGAAAAACCCCCGGGCGTCATGGCCTCGGGGGTTTTCTTTTTGTTTGATTGAATTTTAGAACTTGTCAGGAAAAAGTCTAGCTAAATAGATCATCATCTTCCCAGCAGTCACGGGATCATTGAATTTAGTATCTTTAGATACGATTCCTTTTGACTTAGCAATATTCCATATTTGCTCAGCGCTTTTTTCTCCCGCCACTCTTTGCCAGTCTGGAATTGGATCCACGACTACCGGTTCAACCGGCTTATCTAAAGCCTCAAGCATTGTATAGCCTGAGATCTCTGATTGACTTTTACTTGAGAAATCACCCTTCAAGGGATCCATGACCTTGATAGCTCCAAAAGTTCCAATACTTTCAACCGTCACCCAATGCCTTGGGTTATAATTCAGCTCTATAATCATCTTGCCCGCATTCTTAGAGAGGATATCCATAGTAGGATTTCCCTTAACTCTTGTGGCTTTTAAGCCTACATTTTTAATAGACTCCCAGTAAAGTAGGCCGTCATTTGTGAAAGAAAGTTTTTTTACTATTTGTGCCGGGGTGTAAATCATTCCAGTCATTAGAAAAACCATTCTGCAAAGAGAAGTAATGGTACAACCATAGCCTCCTATTGTAAGGCCTGAGTTGCCTAGCTTTAGACCACTCCATCGGCGATCTTGCTGATTAAAAATTGCTTTTGATTCATCCATTTGTAGGGGGGTTAGGGTCGTCTTCTTTATTGATTATCTTATTTACTTGGCGTTTAAACAGGTCTCCTATCCAAATGATGGAGGCGTAGCCTCCCACTCCTGCAAGAGCTGTTATTGCGATTGTGAGCTTCACGTTTCCTGTCACGCTTTCGAATGTCAAACCAAATATAATGCCAATCATAACGCTAGTAAAGCCTCTTACGAAGATATATTTAAAACCCCTGGGGCCTTCTTGCTTTGTGTTTAATTCAGACACAACGCCGCCTCCTATGGCCGCGAGGATGTAATAAAGTATCTCTTTCATCTATTATTTTTGATTTTTAAATTTACAATGATCTTCTGGACACGTTGTGTGATCGTTTTTAGCATAGTAAATAATGACCATGTAAAGTATCCAAATCGTCACAATAAAGAATGTATAAGACATGTCTATCAAAAACTGAGAGTCTTTAACAATCAGCCTTCCATCGACTAATGCTTCATACAAATGATATAAAAGCCCGGTGGCTACCAGGTTAAATGTAAATAAAACCGATAAAAAGAACCTGTGCCTAAACTTAATCATTTGGAGGATTAGATTAATTTTTTAAGTCTTCTTGTAAAACTTGGTAAGAAATTGCCTCAACTTCTGTGGCAGTATGCTTGATCACCTTTTTCGCAAAATGAAGAGCTGATATTTCTTTTGCTCTCCTAAGATCATCGGGTACCCCCGTATCCTCTAGGAAAACAGGGACTTCGTCGTATTCTGTTTCATCTTCATTTAAAACTAAATCCACTTTAACTAGCCTAGCCTCATCGCATTCAGCGCAAGTTCTTGTCCAAGGATTTATAGGTAATGCTGACATATTTAAGTTACGGTTACAATTAAAGAATCTATTTCCATGACTCTAAAACCAGAGCTTTTATTGATGACCTCAAGTTCAATCTGATCATTTGCAGAAAGATCTTCGTCTAATGCAGCAACTATTCCGAACTGATCAACTCCTGAATTTGTATAAGAGGCTATTCCGTTTATATTTACATCCGCCCTTATACCTGAGCATATCATCTTTGCGCTGGCAATGTCCAAATTTGTTGCATCAAAATTTCTTATTACAAAAGATATTCCGTCTCTAAGGTCTTTGTATCTATAATTTGGCTCACCATTGTTTGGGGATCCTTGAGTAGGCCAACTTAAGTTTCCAGTAATTGAAAACTGTTTTTCAAGTTCACCTTCAGAATTATGTCTATATATAATTTTATTACTTGTGTCAATGCTGTACATTTTCTCTTCAAGTCGATTTCCTAAAATTCTAAAATTCTGATTTAGTGTTGTCGGAATTCCAGAAAGTCCAGCACTAAAACCCATGGTTGCGGTTGTGCCTGAAATAGTTATTTTACCAACTAAATAGCTTCCTGAATATGAAATCCAAACATATGCCCTTGTGGCATTAATGACCCAAAGGCCAAGAATATTGAAGTTTGTAGCTCCACCTCCCCCAATTGTATTTTCAGTTTCAAGCGTCATAGTTGTTCCAGAAACGGATATAATCCTTCCGCTTAAATTTCCAGAATCATCTAATGAGTCTGGTATACAAAGAAGCAATTTATTATCAGAGATATATCTTATATGTGGAACACAACCCACATTCCTTGAGCCCTTGATATCTTGAACAGTACCCTTACTTAAAACTAGTGCGGCAGCCGAAATAATATAAGTTGTGGCAAGGGTGTTATAGCAAACTATAATTTTGTCCACAGCCACATACTCGACACATTTCACAATTTGATTTGCAGAAGCCGCAATTTGAAAAGGAGTTCCAACTAAAGCAAGTATGCCAGAGGCATCGACTGTGAAGGCGACAGCAGAAATAAAATTGGAATTGTTTTTGTCATTGTAGACTATAATCATTTTATTAGCGTCTACGCCCTCAACTGACCAGTTCGTCAATCCAACCACGTTTGCATTTATTCCTGTGACTATTTGTGCGGCTGTCCAAACTATCTTTCCGCTCGTTCGATTTCCAATCTTGAAGTAAAACCTATTATTAACGCCATCTTTAATAGTCCACATCACACCAAACTTATTTGTATCCACTTTGAAATATTTTGGCATATCTAGAATTCCTCCGTTTACCCCCACGTCTCCCATATCTGTGTTTATACTCGCATAAGGGGCAATCTTCACAAGGTTTCCTTTAAGGAAGTTTGCAAAGGCTGGCGCTTTTACTTTAATGCTTTCATCAGTATCCATAGGGCCGTCGGAATGCTTATACAAAGCAGTAACTTGATTATAGGCGTTGTCAACCGCTGTCTGAGTGGCACTTGCAATATAGTTACTTGGAATGAGTACCCCGTCTGTAATCGAAGCATCATCAAAATTGTCGAAGCCTTGAGCCGTAACATATTTCATGAACATTGGATTCGGATAGACTCCGGCCGCAACGCCTCCTCCGTTCTTTCCGTCTTCATTGATTGTGCTGGTAACTCTCATGGTTTTAAAATTAAATAGGTGTTTGGTTTTGAATTAGTACGGCTGAAAATAATCTCATGTCGCCTCCGTGAGTATCTGCGGCATCACTACCCATTCTTGAGAATTTAAAAACCGTTTGCTTTCCTGCAGCCAAAACGCTGTTCGGTATCTTAATTGTAGAAAGGAAAACGGTTTTTAAAGTTTCGGCTGTATCGGGTGCAGCGACGGTTTCTCCTAAAGTTGTCAGAGCCGGAACAGTCGTGCCCCCGTTTGCGATAGAGGCATACTCTAATTGAAATCTGACATTCTTTCCTACCTCAGCACTCTCCATATCAAATGCTACTCGTATTTCCCAGTCTTCACCTGTATCAATAAAAGGAGGGATCTGAACATCCCAGTAGCAAGTAGAGGTTTTGAATGACTCAAAAACAACCGCACAAAGGTCGCCTACGATCTTATTTACAACTTTAAATACATCGTCATTATCCACGTCTTCGATCGGGTAGTAGCCCGCGTGCATCGTATCCTGACGATGATTATTATATTGCGATGCTTCTGCTGTTTGTCCAATGGCAACTTGTGAGCTATTCATATTTAGTTTTTATTTATCTCATCATAAGACTAAACAACCGTTACGACAAGCGTGATCGTGAGGGTGTTTAGGATTGTTTTATTCACATCGATGTTTGCTCGATCAAAAAGCACTCCTGAATTTGGCACATCAGTTCCGTTTATGAAACACCCAACTTCCTTAAGATTCCCGATAGCCTCAGTAGCTCCGAAGATGAAATCTATCGATGCCGTTGTATCTATAATCGATGGCGGCTCTTCTTTGACGCTACGGTCTATCTCAGCAACAAGCTGAGTGTCCGTTAAAGATGGGCTGCTCGCATCCGTGCCAACTGCTAGAAAATTAATTGCCCCGTCTCCAATCACCGAGCCACCGTTTCCTATAAGGTTTGCATAGAATTCTTTTCCAGAAGTGACCACTAGATTTTCACTCTCTTGCACCTGTACGAGCACGCCCTTTTTACAATCATCATTCTCATCCTCACCCCTACAACAATGAGTATGATCATAAAGCTTAGCAATAAATTTACCATGTAACTTAAGTTGAGTTTTCAGCATAGTTTTTAAATTAAATCCAAATATGATCCGCACCGCCATCCCAAACTAAATCATTGCCGAGTCCTTCAATTCCCCAAACTTTACCCGTCAACATTTCTAACATATATTCAACATGAAAGCCAAACTGTTCTAGCAGGACTTCAATTTTATCCTGAGTTTCATTATCAATGATCTCATTCTCACGATCAGATCTAGCCACTTGCATTTGAAGCCAGTAAAGCATTGTGAAAGTCTTTGTCGTAACACAACTAACGCTGTACTGTAATTCCCCTGGACCCCTTCCCTGCCCTGTAATCCTTTGAATGACGTAATCTTGCTCTAATTCGCGAATATCCGATTGAATATTGATGGTTTGTCCGGTGTATAATCCGGCCCTGTACGTTAAAAAGCTTGCTTCGACTACCTCTTTTCCAAAGGTTATTATCTCTTGCCTTGCGCGTTGCTGTGCTCCTGCCTTGCTCTTTAGTGTTTTATCCAAAACCTTGAACTGATACTCTCCAAAATCAGTAATTGAAACACCGTCCTTATAAAGGATGAAAACAGGAAGATATGGTTGACCGCTGAAAAGCAGCAAATCACCTGCGATCGGTGCATCTTCAAATGTAAGAATCTTTTCCTGAAATGAATGCAAGATTTCATAATCTATAAACTCGGCAAAGTACCATGTTTGATCCACACGAGTCCAATTCAAACCAGCGTCACCCATGTTTTGATATCCTTCGTAGGTTGCAACGTCAGAAGCATCTATTTGAAAATAGTTACCTGGATCGTTCGCACCTGAGCGGGTTGCTCTAATATGATACTTCTGGTCGTTTTCAAATAGAAGGCTGTTTGTCGCAGTCTCAGCAAGGGTGAAATCGACCGTCTCGTAGTCGGTGCTCAATGAGCCCCCTGAAACTGAGGCGATTGAAGATAGGTTAACGAGATTCGGCTTGTCGTCAGTTCCATCATCTTGAAATATTTGAATTCTAAAGTCGTCTACGGGGTTCCCAACCTTCCTCAATCTGAGCTTTATCTTTGAGCGTCTTCCGCCTTTGGGAACTACTATCTCTTGTGAGCTAAAACTATTTGCTGCCACGTCTCCGACATTTGTCGGATTTGGCCCATCTTCAAGAAGCTGAGTGGACCCCTGGTTATCATGAAACTGATCAAGGTTCTGAGTTCCAACTGCCTTCTCATCACCGTTCTGAAAAAGCTGAGGATCTTTATATTTGTAACCTAAATGGAATATTTTATTACTGCCATCCGCTTGTTGAGAAAGATCTTCGTCCTCTTCGACACCTAAGTAATCTGACCCTCTGGTGAAGATTGCATTTCTAAGTTGGTCTGCGACAAAGTTAACATATAAAGAATCGTAAACATGATTTGCTAAAGTGTCACTCAAGTTGAAAGGAGCCATCTGAGTGAACTTTGCGAAAAAGTTTATGTCCTTGTTCTCGTCTACAAACCAGTTCCAATTAAACAGCTCAGCAAGGCGCTGAAAACACTTTGAGGGATATTCATAATTACAAGCTATATATTGAACGTTTTGAGTTGCTGTTAAGGCATTATCTCTAGTGAATGCGGAAGGCTTTAGAACCTGCCAGTTGTCTACGGTCATCGTGACTTCCGTAGCTGGCTTTGAGGTTAATTCAATTCTTATTCCATAAACAAAATTCCAGTCGGGTGCGCCTGTGGTAGCGAAATCCGATTTATTTATCTTGACTAAATTCCAACCGTCTTTTGTGATCTGAGTAGTGAAGTCACCTATAAAATAATCTGCTGTGAAGTCAGAAGTTCTGCTAAACCACATTCGAGCCCTTTCCAGGTTTGCGAAAGAATCCACGAATGCTTCTAATTCGACATAATCCGCGGAGCTAAAGCCACCAGTAGGCTCAAGGTTAAGATAGATAAGCCTATCCATCGTTTCATCGACATTGTTTGTTGAAGTTAATTTTAAAGCTTGGTTTCCAGTTCTAAAATGAACGCTGTCTACTGCGGCGTTTTTCCAAATCTCAGCCTCGTCAAAATCAGATATTTCAACTCGTTCAAGTCGATTGATATAGCGATTGCGGATCGTGTTTATAATATTGATCACCGGCTTGTTTTCAAAAACTTCTACTACTAGTCTCCGGTCTAAAAAGCCGGTGTAGTCTTTGCAGCTAACGGAAAAAACTAAGCCATCGGGTCGAATGACACTATGTTGAACTTGAATGATTGCGCCTCCAAAAACCTTGTCACCGTCTATTTCCATAGAAACCTCTGAAAGTGCTTTTGGAATAAAATCCCTTGTACCAAACTTCTTTATTTGAAAATCCAAGGTGTCTGCTTGACTGGTTAAGCCTTGAATCCAATTAACAGAATCCCAAGTTATTATTGAGCTCCTGTCAATACCGTCTATTTTAATGACTACGGACATTTAAGCTAGTTTAGTTTGTTTTGCAAGGTCTTTAATCAATATGTCCCCGATCATGTGGGCAAATTGTCCTATGTTTGCCCCAGCAACTGTATTTCCAGAAACATTCACATTAACCACAATTCCGCCTCCGCCCATTTGATTGTTTGGAATAATTCGTCCACTCATTCCAGGAACGAAACCCTCCATACCTTTCTCACCCACCTTGTACATTTGGCCAGCATAAACGTTACCACCGCTTGCCCTAGGCTTTCCACTTCTTGACCCACTAGAAGAGGCTTTCTTTCCACCCCCGCCACTACCACTCATGCCGAATGCCGCACCACTTACACTACTTGCCGCAGCGTTTGCAGCGTTTGCAAGCTCTTTAATTGCGTTAACTGCAGCCCCCACTTTTGTAACGATCCCATCTATTACAGTTAATATACCGCCAGTTAAAGTATTAAATGCCCCTTTCATCCCTTCCCAGGCGCTACTCCAAACCTGAGCTACAGCATCCATCCCCGCTTTTATTGTATCTTTAATAAAGTTTCCGAATTCAGCAATCTTATCACCGATCGCTTTTGTAACGGTCGCTATATATTCCTGAATCGCAGCCCATACCTCCAATGCTTTGGCCTTCACCTCGTCCCAGTTCTTTATTAAATAAATTATACCTGCCACCAAAGCAGCGATGGCAATGATAACTAATCCGATCGGGTTGGCTGCCAAAAAGGCTAGGGCGGTACTTACAATTCCGATTGCAACAGAAAGGGGGTATAAGACAGCGATTGCGGCAGCGATTGCTATGGTCACTTTTAAAATGGTTGCGATTAATTCAGGATTGTCGGCGGCCCACTTAGCAAAAGCATCGATCGAAGGCTTAAGTCCTTCCATTAAAGAGTTAATGGCTGGCAAAAGAGCCTTACCTATAGACTCTTGAACTTCCCCCAAAGATTGGACGAAGCTTCCACGCAAAGCCTCCGCAGTCCCTGCAACCGTATCGGTAGTTTCACGGAGGTTCTGATTTAAAGCCTCTTGTATCACAGCTACTTTTTGCGCTTCTGTACCGGTGGCTATTAATTCCTTTTGATGTTCAGTAAATCTGATACCCATTTTTTGCAAAGCCCCGAACTCTTCATTTAATGCCTTCGCAATTATGTTCGCGCTACTAATATAATCCGCAGAACCGGCACTAACCCCAGCCTGGTTGACTGTTAAATCGGCCATTGACTTTGTCAATGCTACTACCGATTCGGATTGCAATCCAAAAGTTGAAAGCTGAGCTGCACCCATATTCAAAGCATCGGCATCAATACCTGATTTTTGTTGTAATGCTGAGCTCACCGCATTAATCGCCTGAACTTGTTTCATTGTTCCGCCCGAAACTGCAATTACAGAAGTTTCAAGCTGGCGTTGTGCCGTCTCTGCCTCAACGTAAGCATCAACTGAACTCTTCCCGAAAGCGGCAATACCAGTAGCTGCCACGGCTGCCACGGCAGAAATCTTGCCAAGGTTATCCTTAATAGCTCCCCCTGCCTTTTGGATAATGCTTGAGGCTTGGTCTTTAGCCTCTAGAATTATGCTTAATTTTTGGTCAGCCATAAATTATTTTATTTATTTTTTTGCCTTTCTCATTTCTCTATCGGATTTCTTCTTCTGAGCGTTTAAAACAGAGATAACGTTCATGATGTCATTATAACTTTCATTTCTGATTTGGCTAGGTAAACAATGTAAGGTAACGCAAAGCTGAGGCATCATTGCCTCAGGATAGTTTGCAGTTTCAAGATTTACGGTTGAATTTATTTTTCTGAAATCGTGTTCTGCTTTTTTTTTAGATTATTGTAATGAACGTCTAAAACACCGTTCACTTCAATGATCTCTTCGGCATCCATGTTATCCAATAACTCTTTTGTCATAGGCATCTCTTGACCGTCAGATTTAAGTATTTTACCAGCATACGTTAAAATCTTCCTTCTAATAAAGTTCTCATATCCTTCCAATGAAGCTGTCAATTTTCCATCACGGTCTACACTTCTATTTTTTGTTATTTCATTCTCAATATTTTGCATCTCTCCAAAAGTAATCCGCTTTCTAATGATTACTTCATTGCCATCAATTAATTTATAGTAATAGCTTTTTTCATCCTCTCTCAATTTTGAATCTTTTTTAAGATCCTCAATAAAATTGACTGTTAGATCGTCGCTCATAATTTGGTTAGTTAAAAATTTTAATAAGCAGGGTGTTCATTTCTAAGTATGATCTTTAGCATGGCTAGATCAGCTGCATGAAGATGGGCTTTGAAAGAAAAGGTTTCTTCAACAATTTCATTCAAAGGACGTTCTACTTTGTCATCAAACAATGTACATTTATAAATGTCAAATCTAAGTCGTGGCTTGCTTGTGTCTCCAATTGTATCAGTATGTTCGATGTCTAATCGGATGGCTTGTTCTGTATTTGCATTTTGCAAATCAATGAAAGTTTCATCGTTATGGCTCAATGTGATCTCACCTTCAACTGAGAAGGATTGATTAAGAATATCGTCAGGTGTCACGTTTCCTAGTACGTTTTCGAGCATTGTGTTTGCCTTGACCTCGATTGAGAAGTTTCTAATTTTGAATGTAGAAGCGGCATCCAAACCAGCTTGGTTGGCAGCTTTTTTGAAAGTTACATTTTGAGGTACAAAGTCTCTCTCTTGAACGATGGCTACGTTGTTCGTATCATCCTCTGCCTCCCTTGACATCATTGTAGCTTCGTACATAACATACTCACCAAGTTCGCAATCTAACTTGAATGTGTCTACAACTGCATTTGGGAAAGCAATATCTCGATTTGGATCTTTAAGTACAGCGGTCAAAGATTGATGTTGAACTGATTGAGCAACGCTGAAAGTATGATCGTACACTTCACCCGCTTCAACTTCCGAAACTGTGTCAGTTCCCATAAGTGAAAGCAAAAGAAGACCGGGAGACTTATCCTTAAGTTTTGCCTTAAGGGTTATTTCTCCATAACGAGAAACGATGGCGGCATCGTCAGTATCTTCAATCCGACCGAGAGCAGCTTCATTATTTACATGCTCAACCTTAGTATCAATCTCAAGCTCAGACCAAGGGACCCAAAAGTCTACGGCGTCAGCCGTACCTCTTGAAGCCTCTTTTCCAATCCCGAAGGCGGCCTGTCTTCCAATATGCTTAGTCATTTTTTTTGTCTTTAGGTTTTAAAAGTTTTTCCAATTCTAAATGAGCTTCCTCTAAACTGTTAGCCTTAACGCTAACGCCCTCTAAAGGGAAAGAATAAACATCCTTATTTTTCACGGGATCTTTTTGTATTTCAATCCTTCTCTTTTCTGAATTTGAAATTTCTTTTTTTGACATAGGTTTTTGTTGTTAGCTCGATTATAAGTTGACTCAAAAAAACTCGCAAGCAATTAAGGCCCATAGAGCACCTGAGTTTCTATGGTACATTCTATGACCATTGGACAATAGACCACTACGCCATGCTCTCCGGTGTAGGTACCCCAGTTTTGAGTATTGATAGGCTTGCAAAAGTCTACCGCACCTCCTAGATTAAAATCTGTGTCGAAAGCTGCTTTAATATCATCCGCTACCCCTGCTACAATATCCTCGGCATCTTCCTCGTCAATCGTTGCGGCTTCTTGATGGATAAAAAGAGTGAAAGCATACGTGTCCTTATTATCTGAATTTGCTATTGGCTCACTAAATAAACTCCCTCTTGTAATAGTTACTGCGGGAAAGGTCTCAATATCACCAGTCTGTTTGCCAATAACCTGGCCAATCTTTTGACCATTTCCTGAAAGGGTTTCCAGTTTTTCTTTTATGATTGGCTTTAGATCAGTCCAGTTCATTGAGATATTCTTTGAGTTATTTTTTTAAGTGCATCTTCGAATGCCCTGTTTATAGAGTCTTTAGATTTTTCCAGACCTCTTTTATAGAATGGACGGCCACTCATATATTTAGTTCCATCGTGGACGAACATCGCATAAGGGGCATTATTTTGAAGCCTAGCGGTCAATTGACCAAAGCTTTCTTCATTAGAATTTATCAGAAACCCCTTGTCCACGGGCGTTTCTGGAGTGGATTCAGCTCTTACTAATAGGATTGCTTTTTTTAAGGCTTGGTCCATTTCTTCTGTCACGACCTTAGGAGCCTTTGCAAAGGCTGCAACTATTTTATCTAAACCCTCTATTCTAACTGATATGGATGTCATTGATTCTTTTTATTTGGCTTCTCAAGAAGTAAACGAATGAAATATTCTCTTTTGAAATCCTCTTTTATTTTTCCTCGTACGATATAATCTTGCTCATCTATAGTTAGGCGATCGCTCTCTCTTATGTCAACATCCGCGTCGGCTTCAAATAACCAGCCTTGAGCCATTGTTTGAAGTCCTGGAGAGTTTTGGTCTGAGTCAGAAAAGTAAAGTCTTCCAATGCACTCTCCGACCTCCGAGTAAGTACTCTTGCCGTCTTCGTTAACCAAGCGTTTAATGGTCGCTATATTGTTGTGATTGAATCTTTGACTCATTAGAAGCGTCTATATTTTTGAAATATTCTTTCAGCCGAAGGGTCTACGTTCTCATTCCATGAAGCATTGTTTCCGCCCCCACCTTCACTCACTATTCCTTGAGAGCGTCTTTTATCGAATTCTTTTGCAACCATCTTAATCGCTGCCATCTCAATGTCTTTTGGAATCTCATCATAACCACCTTTGTAAACGACCTTATAATTTCCTATTCCAATGGAGAACTTGGTCCCTATGTAAATCATTCCAGAATTATAGTCCACGCTATAGGTATCGGTATCTATAGGCTCCCAGGTTGGATTGCCTTGTGTGCCTGAATTTACTTCAACACCTATTACCTCCTCGATAGGCCAGGCTTTAGGGAAGACTATTTTCCCACCCTCAACACCGCTATAGTACTCCTCAATATTATCCCCCGAGTTTTTAAATCTTCGATCACCGCACTCCATTTCAATCATGACAGTCACCTCGTCAATAAGCATCTCAAGTAAATCGTCATAAGTCGTTCCTGAGGTGCTATTAAAAAGATACATCTTAACATTATCTAATGATGTCAAGGCATAGTCTAAGACTGCCATAGAATTAAATTAAAAACTTCATAAGGTACCGAGGATTTCTCGGTACCTAAGAAACTTTCGACTAAGCAGCAGTAGCGCTGTTCAAATCTGATTTACCATAAGTTGCTTCGATCAAACCTGAGATACCGGCCACGTTAGCAGTTACGGTTCCGGCGGTTACTAAAACGGCACGGACATATCTCTTTGTTCTCTTGAATCCGATTGCAGCAATTTTTCCATCGCTGTCCTCGTCAAGTTCGGTAAAGGTTGCACCAGTAATATCGGTGTATCCAGAACCTGAGGCATTTGATTCCTGGAATTTAATATTGCAAGTGTGGTCTCCTGTCATGGCTCCGAGTTGAACGATAGCTGTAATATCATCGTCCATCTCTTTACAGTCAACACCAACACCATTTGTTGTTGTGGCAGAGGTGATGTCCGTGATAGGAAAGAACTCCACCGCCTTATAATTTTCGCTTAATGAGTGCATGTTTTTGAGAATTAGTTTTAATAAATTTGGAAACTATTTGCGTTTAGCTTTAGGCGTTTCCTTATCGATCATCTTATTTGGATGAGCGGTGGCCTGTTTTTCGGAACGATCTGTATCGTCCTCTTCAAGCTCTTCATCATCAAGCTCAGCATCTTCCTCCAAGTCTTCATCATCCTCGAAATCTTCGTCCTCTTCGGAAGATTTCTTGTTTCTTTGAGCTGCTTTCTTGATTCTGTTTTTAGTTCTGATTTTGACATCTTGAGGAGCATCCTCAGCAAGATAGTTTTTAGTGGGTCTGTTTTTCCCGGTGAATAATTCAACACGGGATTCACCCAAGGCCTCGGCTTGCTCATCGGTCATGTCATAAGTTTGACCCTCTCTATACTCATAGTTGTCATTCCAGAATGATTTGCGAGCGTAATATTTTTTAGTAGCCATAGTATTTGTAATTTAAGATTAATAAAAATGAAATACTAAGCAGCGGCAGTTGAAAGAACTGTGAAGGCTTGACCGATACCGACTGCCATAGCTACACGTTCTGTCAATCGGATAACTGATTGATCAGTTTCGAAAGCGCTGATAAGAGTTCCATTAACGGTCACGGAAGCTTCGTCAGAAACTTTCATGTCCATTTGCTTTCGGTCTCCCATGTAGAAATACTTGAAGTTACCATAGATCGCAACCGGTTCGTCAGCTGTGATATCAGCAACCGCAGGCATTTGGTCAGAAAGATAAACTGGTCGATTCCAGAAGAAACCAACTGGTTTAAGCATTCCCTCAGGAGTTTCGCTTGATAAGATGCTTGAGTTGTTTGTGAAGTTCACAATAGATTGTGAATTTTCTTGCATCCCTTGAATGGTTGCCCAAACAGAGGGAGACATAAGCCATACAGCACCACCTTGGATATTTGCAGCAAGTGGGCTTTGAGCAGAACGGAAATCTTTCAAAGTCATTGTAGCAACGGTTGTGTGACCAGCGGCAGCGTTCACATCGTTTACCAAAGAACTGTTTAAGATACCGGTGAAAGGAACACCCACACCGTTGATAGCTTGAGAGTCTTCTGCCTCAGCCAAAGCTTCACCGAAGATTTCCATCAAGAAGTCTACGACGTCAACGTCAGCGTCTTCAAGAAGCTCATTAGAGATCAAAGAAGTACCCATTGCTTTTTTAGCAACAAGCTTTACGTTTTTGAAAGTAGGAGAGCTGTTTGTAGCTTTCTGAGTTTCACCAACCCACTCAACGGTTACGGAGTTACCTAGAACAGGAACGTTCAAAACGTCTCTCTTCATAGGGAAGATTCTAGCAAGAGTTCGGATTACACCGACATCTTTACGGATGCGGTCAACTTCATTGTGAAACTCTTCAGGTACGAGCCATCCTCCTTGAGAATCAACACCTTCAACCAAACCTTTTTTAACTCCAAGTTCGGAAAGCGCTTTCTCATCTTTAAGATAAACTCCTTTCAAAAACTTAGCGATTCTACCCTTACGAGTAAGAGCATTTTTTTGTTCGTTAGAAATACCGATAGGGAATTTCATTTCTGTATCGAGAGATGAAAGATCGAGCTGCTTAGTGATAGCTTCAATCTTTTCTTCAAGTGTAAGCAAGTTGCCCTTAATAGCAGTCTCAACTTCTTTTTTGACTAATTCAGGTACATGTTTTTGTACCGCGTCTGACATTGACTTTTCAATGACAGCTCCAAACTGTGATTTTTTCATATTAATTATATGATAGGTGAATAAATTAAACGCTATTTCAAACCTTTGATTAAGGTTTCAGCACACTTATCGATAGTACGAGCTACCAAAAGTAGTTCTGCCGTGTCTTTACCAGCCTCCTGTTCAGGTGATTCGGTGGCCTTTAAAAGAGCACTTAAGTCCTTAGCCGCTTTTGAACATGAGTCGGCAGCGTTTTTAATTGCCGTCCGTGTTTTGGCGGATAGTGTGCGCCCTGCCTTTTGACCGTGTTGGCCTTTAGACTTCGCGCCGCGTTTAATTTCACCCATCACATCGGCGAGTTGTAACTCGGCCGAAGCTGCTAGGCTTTGAACATCGCTTATAAAGCGTTTCATAATTGAATCTACAACCTCCTTAGCTTCCTCGTCAACCTTATCGTCATTTTCTTCGTCTGCTTTTCCAAACATTTGATCGATTTCAAACTTCGTATAAGATTTTAATTCCGGGGCTTCTTTTCCAAATTGCTCATAATGCTTAACCAAATGATTGTAAACACCTTGAACCTCTTCCTCAGGAATTCCCGCATTTCCTTCCGCAAGAAGTTTGGCCATTGCATCCATAACGCCAAGCCATACTACAACCAGCTCATCATTTTCATTGACATCATGATGGATAAGTTTATAGCCTGACTCGTCTTCCATATTATCTTCGTCGACATACGCGAAAGCTTCTTGATACATGTCGAAATCAATTCCTTTTTCCTCCTCTTCGCCATCATCATTTTCATAATCCTCAATTTCCTCGTCGTCATCACTTTCATCATTTCCCTCAGCCTCCTCCTCGATATCCATTTCATCGTCACCCTCAGCCGTATCATCTTCGGTTGGCTCTTCTTCTGGATCCTCCTCCTCACCGTCGTCAGACCAAGCTTTAACATTTTCTAAAGCAGCGGTCTCATCCCAAACCATATCCTCAGCGGCTAGAATTGCATTGTCATCAAAAGGGATAATCATTTTAAGAGAGGTTACTAGGTCTTCAATCATCTTTTTAGAAACTGATTTA